CGCGTGTTTTTTTTTTTTTTTTTTTACTGCTAAATGCACACAGTGCAACCCCCGGGAAACCAGTAGGACAGCCAATGGGTAGATATAACAAATTAAGAAGGTACGACTTTGGAGAAAACCTCGTACGAGTCAGCGATGGTAAGCACAGCGTCCACCGCTAAAACTATGTCAACGTCGGGACGCTGCAATCTGTGTCTAACGGCAGCTTGCAACCCAGGAGGCACCGAGTAATCAACCGCATAAGCTGACACCCTGTCCCTAAACGAGATGTACCTCTCGCGCCTAGTGCGCGGGTCCAGCCCCTGCTCACCCAGCAACTCGATAACCTTCGCAATGTCAGGGACGAACACTCCGAACTCTTCAAACAGTAACATATAGCCCGAACTGAAGTATATGACGGCATCCAGTATCATCTTACACTCCAAGTTAAACAAACTAGACATCTTCATGACCGTAAGCACAAAGTCTACATCGTTCTTCAACCAGACTACATTATCATCACCTTTACCTGCCATGAATACAATATTCTCATGCCCAACGCAGGTAGACGTGGACACAAAATTATACACCAAGTTACCCAACATGGTGTTAGGCCAACCCGATTTCATCTGATAAGCAGACACAAACATCAACCCCAACACTTTACTAGACACCCTACCTACATACGAGTCTTCGAAGATATCCATCACTCCGGGGTCCAGCCCGAGTATCTCAAACAACTTCGCTTCGATCATGCGAGCTAGCAGATTCTGTGCTTTATCATATTTACTAGAGTCAATCTCGATGGCTCGCAAACCTTTCAGACTGTGCAAATGCTCCGTGATCCAATCTGAAATAGCAGCGTCGGACAAACGACCAGCACTACATATCTCTGGGCGCAACGCACCGTCAAACCTCTCAAACACCACCCGGAACAAACTCGTAAACAGAGCAGTGTCCTTCTTAGACAAACTGACGATGACCTGACCCTGCCCTATTTCCTGTTGCGCCGCTGTACTCAACTTCGGTTTAACACGCTTCTTGATGATTGTATCGAATCGCTCAAGCTCCAACTCTACCAAATCAGCCTCACACTCGCCGTCAAGCATCTTACGGTAATTCTGATCTTTGCCAGCACGCCACGCAATGTAGTCTGTCACATTAAACGACACAGGATTGTCCTTATACGTCCTACCAATCGTCGTTCGAAAATCCTTCACGAATGCCCAGTCAATAAAATCGTTAACCAACTTCTCGGAATATTCCCACACATTGTTCTGCATCTGCATATCGGGGGGATTCCAATTCCTCTTCGCGGAAGCTAGGATAGCATCCACCAACGGGGTGCGAGATAGCGGCAGGGCAGAAGTACGCAAAGGGGCGTCATGATGTAACAACTCGGG